CTCTATTCTAAGGGTAGCTGGTGAGAACGTTGATGAGGAAGAGAATACTAATGATCTAACAGTTGACACCTTAACTGTTAATAAGAAAGTTAAGTTTGCTTTATCTGCTGACTTTGAAGTTGCTGCTTTAGGTGGTACTAAGTTTACATCACCTGTTGAGATAGAACTAGCAGAGGATCCATTTGCTAATAGTAGTGATGATAAACCTGCACTCCTTGTTAAGAGTGTTGGTAATATTGGTAATCCAAATGTTGACCCAACACTTACTACTACTGATCTAGGTGTTAACCCAGTCTTTAAACCTAATAGTATTGCATTTGCACAATGGTTAATTAACCCACGTAATGAAACTAGTGGTGTTCAATACGCAATTAAGACTTCTACAGATAAGACAGTCCCTGCTTCTGAAAGCTTTAAAGAAGAAGGAACAATTGAACTTCGTGGTACCCAGACAGTTGGTGAAGCACATAGAATTGCTAACGTCAACTACAACACTTCCTTAGGTTGGATATACACTCAACTTAGTGGATGGGATGGCGGTGCTATTAACTATGGATGGAGAGAGTGGGGTCTAATTGGTACTGATGCTCTAACCACATACACTACAGGTTCTGGTTCTACTGCTAACGATCCTGGTAATGATATGAGGTTGGGTATTAACCTCAGAAATGTTCGTACCACTAATGCTAGTGTTATTCCGACACAAACACTAGACGTAGAAGGTTCAGGTATCTTCCGTAACTCTTTATGGGTTGGTGGTGATAACCTTAACCCAACTGGTGCTCATACCTTACGTGTATTTGATGATGATGCTAATGGTGTAGGACGTGTACACGTTAATGGTGGTGATGATGGAGAGAGACAGACTATAACTGGACTATGGGTCGGTGGTGACGCAATCATCCGTGGATCAGGTGCTGGTACAGCTCCTGTAGAATCTGTTGGTGGTGGTCATTCTGGAGGTAACTTAACTATTGATGGTACCTTTACTGCTTTAAGTAATGGTTCTCACGAGATGGTTGGTGACCTAACAGTCACTAAGGACTTGTATGTCCGTGGTGGTAATATGCAGATGTACCAGCTAGATAGCGGTACTGATCTGCGTATTGATGTTCAACAAGCAAATACTGCTGCTGACAACAATTATATTACTGCACACGGTCAGAACATTGTAATTGGTGATGCTATTTGGTCTAACGATCACTTTGATGATGCATCAACTGCTAAGTTAGTTGCTCTCGCAGATGGATCCGCACGTATCGGTGATTCCGATGGTGGTATCCAGATGACTGATACCAGTATGGTTTCTATTGGTGCTGCTTCACCTGACATTGCACAGAGACTATGGGTTAAAGGTTCTACTAAGATTGAACTTGATGGTGCTGAACTATTAACAGTTTACAACCAGACTACTCCTAGACTTACAATGAATAAGGATGGGCGTATTGATCTAGTTGGTTCTGGTAGCCTTACTGATCCTACTGGACGTTGGGATGCTAATGGTGCACTATCGATAGGACAAGATTTCCTAATTGCTAAGACACATATTAATGATGATGTAACCTATACCATTGACTCACAAACTGGTAACACAGTTATTGGTAATGATACTGATAACTCTGGTACATTAATCGTTCATAGTAACACTAACTCCTCTGATAAGGACACTGGTGCAGTTATAATTTCTGACGGTGGTCTTGGAGTTGAAGGTAACATCAATGCTGGTGGAGATATCAACGCTGGTGGAAATATGTCTTCTGCTGGTGGTACTCTTGACATCAACAATGGTGGATCTAATAACTTTAAGGTCAATACTGATGGTAGTATTGATATTAATCAGGTTACTGGATACTTTACTCCTACAGGTGGACGTAAGTGGGTTGGTGTTAGTGTGGATGGAGATCTAGAAGCCAATACTAACTACTACGTTACTACATTCGGTGCTGCTACATTAACTTTGACACTACCTTCTGCTCCTCAGAAGGGTGATGAGATTCGCATACTAGATACTACTGATGCTTTAACTTATAATAAGGCAATTCTAATACAAACACCTCAGGGTGGTGGTAGTATTATACCTGTTCAAGGAGATTCACAAGGTCAACTTGTTATCCAAACACCAGGTGCTGGTTTAGGTCTCGTATATCTTACTGCTTCAATCGGTTGGAGACTAATTGAACTATAATGAAGAATTTAGCGTCAATAAGAGGATTTAAGAATGCCTCTATAGGTACAATTATGTCGTGGACTGGTACAGGAAGCGACTTACCAATAGGTTGGTTAGCTTGTGATGGTACCACACTTAATGATGCTGATTATCCTGCACTAGTAGCCGTTATAGGATATACTTACGGTGGTAGTTCAGGATCATCTACTTTTGTTCTACCAAACTTAAATGGACAGAATAGAGTACCAGTCCATAAAGGATCCGCATATTCATCTGCAACAGGTGGATCTACGACAACAAATATTACATTGAATGCTGAATGGCTTATCGATACTAGACCAAATAAAACAGTATCATTCTCTGCACCTCAAGGTATACAATCAACTGGTCCTGGAGGATGTATATGGGAACAAGTAGCAACCATTCAACCAAGAGTACTATCACACGATTGTTTACCTGCACATAATCATACTTACAGTATTCAAAACTGTAATGACCAGAGAACTGGTAATCCTAGTGCTGAATCTGGTGGTGACTGGAATGGTCATATTGCTGCTGGTAACTATCCAAAAGATTTTGCGTCAGCAGGTGGTGGAGCACCTCACGGTCACGGAAGTGTTAAATATACAGTAGAAAGAGGAAGTATTCAAATCGCTCCTTACACAAGGGATTATGATCCTGGCAATAGTACTGTGGCTCTAAATAATAATCCAGGTGTAGGTAATTCTCAACTGGCAATGACTCCTCCATATCAAACAGCAATATACATCATCAAAGCATTCTGATGGCAAAGGTATACTCAGCAATTAAAGGAGCACAAGGTGTAGCACCAGGGGTTATTATACCTTTCTCTAGAGAAGTTCAAAATAGTAGTCAGCAATTGGAACGTGTTCCAGCTGGGTACTTAAGATGTGATGGAAGTGTATATCAAGCAGCAGATTATCCAGATCTTGCAAGAGTTTTGGGTGTAGGTGCTGCTGGTGGTGCTGGAATACCTGCTTGTAGATATCCAGCTGGAATTGCTGGAACTTCATTATTAAACCCCACACTAGATGCAGATGGTAACTTTACTGCTGGTACATTTTGTGTTCCTAATTTAGGAGCAAAGTATTTACAACCTAGTAATACAGCAGGTACTCAGTTTGTTGGTGATCCTGCAATGAGTGGTGGTGGTGTTGTTGAACGTGCTGGTATAGGATATAAAGCACAGATACAGAATGCAGCATCCAGTTCTTATACTGGATTTGTTCGTGTGGAAGAATATAAAGCTCCAGCAACAGGATCTCCTATATTAACAGTGGATCAAGCAGGTAATTCATCTGCTACTATATCCATTGCTGAGATAGATGCACACGATCACGGTATGACAGGTGCTAATGCACCTACTATGACACACCAACAACAGATTGGTTTTGATACAGACTTAACTGAGTTTGATAAGTATGGTGTTAACCTCTGGAAAGGTCCATCTATTGGTGTAGGTGGAGTTAACTTTCCTGGTTACTTCCCTATTAACCACACTGGTGCAGATGTTACTCATAGTCATAACTGTGGAGGTAGTGCTGCTTCTAATCAGTTTGAGTTTACTCAACCAACTATAGATATATCATTCTCAGGTTCTACCGCTACTTGTGGTCTAACTGCTGATGCTAGAGAACATCTAAATCACGTTACATCTCCATATATGATTATGGAATTCATCGTCAAACATTAATGGCAAAGTATTATTCCCAGACAGGACCTGATTGGACAGGTGTACAAGTAGGCACCATCTCAATGATGCCTAAGGATAGTGCTGGTGCATATTATGCTCCTGATGGATGGATGGAGTGTAATGGTAGAAGTGTTAATCCTAATGAGTACCTAGGTTTATATCAAGTTATTCAAAATACATACGGAGGTAGTGCTAGTGGTAGTTTTCCTAACATTACTGGAGATTTTAAGGTACCAGATCTCAGAGATAGACGGATTGTCGGTACGGGAAGACTCAGACCTGACGGGGCTAGTCCTCAGTTAGAAGGATTAGATGCTGGTACAGTTAATAATTGTGGATCTTTTGGTGGTAAGAATAATATAACTTTAGGAGATGTAGCTACAAGAGTACAACTTGTAACTGGAAGTGTACAGAGTGTGTTTAACACATCTAGAGTACAACAATCAGCAACACAATTTACAGATGGGCATTTAGCGGTTAATAGTGGTTTCTTAGCTAACCATACAATGCCACATTGGCCAACTCACGACCACGGTAATGAGTTTTGGCAAATCACTCCTGGCGGTGGATTCACTGCTGACCGTACATCTCCTGGTTCTGGTGATACACAAGTTCAGGGTGGTGCTAGTTCAGGTCCAAACTCACACGATGGTTCTCAATGTCCAGCAGTAGGTGGTGCAAGTTTACCACACTCACACTGGATAGGATGGGGTGGAATTTCTGGTTCTGGAGGTGGTAGTGGACTTGGTGATGCTACACCTCCTGACGGTGATGAAGCAAACGAGGGCGTATACGATAGTAATGGTAATTGTTTAATTAGACCAACCGCAGCTATGATGCAGTGGAACGTCCAGTATTCCCCTGTAGATGCTACACAAATAACATTTGGTTTAGACGTTGATCTAGGTTTAGATGGTACTCCAGATCTACAACCAGAGTATCAAGAAACAGCATATATGATCTTTGCTGGAGTTAGTAGTTCTGCATATACTGCACCTCCTGTACCTCCTGCTGGTGATACAGTACCAGATCAGGTTGGTCCTTTCAATGTTGGTGTAACTACAGCATCTGGAGATGGAGTTGTAAGTTTCCAACTCACTGGTGTAAGTTCCAACTACAGTTTTGATGTTGAAGTAATAAAATCTGGTGGACAATCTGTTGGTGCAACACCTATTAACCTTAGTGGTACTGGTGGTGCAGTTAACACTGGATATGTAAACGGTGATACTGTTAGTATGACACTTGAAGCACCTTCTAGTGGTGGTACTCAAGCAAATTACGAGATTAGAGTTAAGTACAATTCAGTCACACAGATGACTGCTGTTGCTAATATCACATACGAGGCAGCACCTACTGTTGACCTATCTGTATTACCAACAACAGTGACCTCTGGTTCTGCTATTAATGTTACTTACGCAGCACCTGGAGCAACTTCTGTTGTCGCATCTAACTTCGGTGCTACTAACCCAACTGGTGCTACTATAACTCAGAATCCAACCGTTACAACCACATACACTATTACACTAGGCAACACTTGGGGTAACACAACTGCTACTGCTGTATGTACTATAGCTGCTGCTAATGCTCCACAAATCAGTATGAGTGTCACTCCAACATCTATGAATGCTGGATCAACTGCAACGGTTTCATATAGTTGTACTAATGCTGATACGTTTATATCTGCAACTTCTTCTCCTGTTGACACCACTTGGGATAATGCTGCTACTTCTGCTGGTAACATAGCATACTTCTCACAAGCAGTATCACCTACAGCAGACACAACTTATACTGTTACATTGAGCAATGCAAATGGTCAAGCATCTCAGTCAGTAAGTATAACTGTTGTTCCTATACCAGCTCCTAGTATTACTCTATCTACTGACGTTACTGTTATTGAACAAGGTAATTATAATCCTAATGATGATACTGAGGCAATCTTGACTTGGAGTAGTTCTAATGCTGATACTATTTCAGGATCATCTACACCAGCATTCGCTTCTTGGAACCCCACTACAGACAGTGGTACCTTACCTGTTGGACCTCAAGAAGATACTACATTCACAATTACTGCTACTAATGCAAGTGGATCTGATTCTGCTAGTGTTAATA